TATCCATTGTCATACAAAGGATTAACACAATCAGCTACAGATGCACTAGCTGGTGTCGGTGCAAGTTATAACTTTGGCCGTGTTGTTGGTTATATATCAGGTGGTGTTGTACAAAACCTAAGTTACACAGCAGGTAGTCTACGTGGTACTAGCGGTATTGTTAATCTCGGTACATACAATGTGGCATTGCCAGGAAGCAATTACACTAGCTTGGCATTTGGTGCAGGGCTAACTATCGACGTAGCACGTAATCAATACTTAAACTTGGGCATTGGTTGGCAACAAAAGAGCCTAGTTAATACCAACGTGGGTTCGTTTAATGCCAGTTACACAGTAGGCTTCTAAACAAGCTGACTCATCAAAGCGGCTTCGGTAATGAATTCCGTGGCAAAAGTATTAAACAGTTAATAAATAACGTATAGGAGGACACAACCATGAAACAGCAAAAGCTATTAGCTAAACTGTACAGGGCTTGCGTCGACGGAGATGCCGAGAAAGTACAAGAACTCAAGATGATTGAGTTTAAGAAAATCTTGAAACACAAAGCCGAAGGCAAACCGTTTAACAGAAAATGGACTTTGGTTAGGATTTAACACACAGCAGGGCTACTCAGGTAGCCCTTTCTTTTGGCTAAATACACGGTATAAACATACTGTGCTTCTTGCAAACTCATTGTATGTCCAACAAGGATAATACAATGACTATTAGAAAGCTGGAAAGTAAAGCAGTTCGTGCCGCAATTGGCACATATATAGGAAGAGCAGGTGAAATATCCTTTGATCCCAGCATAGGCGCACTTAAACTATCCGATGGCATAACTCCCGGCGGCATAGCAATAACAGAACCCACTGTAATTAACGTAGCAGATAATCGCTGGTATGTTGACCCCAGCAGAACAGATATAAATCCAGCATCTGCAACTGGTAATATCACCAATCCATTCCTCACTATCACAGCCGCATTGGCCTACATTGAAGCACGAATAGCAGACGGAACTCTTGTTATCAACATGTCTGGGACTGTGGTAGATAATCCTCAGTTTGTTGTACTCACCAGTTCAACTACAGAAGATGTAAACCTAACACGCGGACACATTTATATTGTAGGTGACACACCAGATGCAGGACATGTGCCAATTTGGATTCACGGACATGTTACCATTACCCCAGGTGGTGCTACCAAAGCCATAAATGACTTTGGCTTGTTCCATGTAGCTGTATTGCCTACTGGCAACTTCCACGGTGTTAAGGTAACTGGCACCGCGGCGTGTCGTGTGTACTTAGAAAATGTTTATGTTTATCAAGGCACCAGCGGTTATAGTTGTGTGTACATGGACAACAGCGATGCTTCTACTAAGTTGGAACTTGTTGACTGTACAGTAGGAAGAGAAGCCGGGTCAACATATCTAGTGGATATTCAAAGTGCTTACTGTAAAATTAATAATCTTGAGACTAACGGTCAAGGACAAGCATTGAACTTTGCCAATGCGGCCGCTGGTACTATATTGAACAGTGTGATTGATGCGGGCGTTGGCGCAGTTATTACACTGAGCGGAACTGTGCAGTTTGGCATGGGCAACTGTATTCTAAACAATACCAGTGCCGCGGCAAACACGTATGGAGTTACTATGAGTGGGACAGCCAGTATGCAGTTTGGGGTATGTACATTCAATGTACCTGCCGCACAGGCAACCAATCGTGCTATCAATGGAGTGGCTGGCAATGTGGTATTGTATGCTGACCCAATATTCCAATATGGTACTTGTGTTAAGATATCCACAGCAATTACTCTACTACCGTTAACTACAGCGTTCACCGCAGTATAATAGGTAAATAATAGCACTTAACTACAAAGGTATATAAATGAAGAAATTATTAGCAGTATTATTAGCACTTGTTTCTTCACAAGTGTTTGCTTGGGAGCAACGTGCCCCTAATCCAGTACAGGCTTGTGCTGTCCATAGTCCATATGGCTTTGCACAAACACAGCGTACAGCACAACCAATTTGCCGTGAAGCGTATCTAGTTGCGTATGACGCACCGGTAAAGATTCCAGTGTATGTAGCGTACACACTATTACCACAGAACGCATTAGGTTGTTTTCCACGCACTAACGCTTTTGTGGCTGACCAGTCATTAGGCGGCACAGGTGCTCGACCAGATGACTATGCAGGAACCGGATATGACAAAGGTCATGCCGCACCAGACGGGGATTTGTCTTGGAGCCAGCAGGTCGAGTACGAGTCATTCCTAATGACAAACATGTACCCACAGGCTGGCTCATTAAATCGTGGAATTTGGAAATTACTGGAGACATCAGTCCGGGGTTGGGCAGTACAAACAAACCAGAGCTACACTATATTCGTGGGCGCATTCTATGGCGCTGGTGATAAGACAATTGGCAATGGTGTTATTGTACCACATGGTTACTACAAGATTGTTATAAACAACAACACCAAACAAGTAGCAGGTTGGGCATTTCCACACACAGCACCATATCCTAACTTAGGCAATGACCTGCGTATGTTCCGTAAGCCTATTGCACAAATTGAACAAGAAGCAGGAGTTAAGTATGCACTACCTCCGGGCGCTGTTGAAATACAACCTGGCGCAGAGTGGCCAGTAGACTTCGGTGCGCTGACCAACGCAAAGAGAGCCAAGTGTGGAAAAGCTGACTAATATTGGACGAAGCATACTTACCGCACTCTTTAACGGGCTTGCGGCTGTTGGATGCGGAATAGCAGGGTTACCTTATGAGATACCGGGAACTGATAGAATCAACAACGACTAAAAATCAATTCATGCAAATCATGAATGATTTCTTGCCCCTTGCCATGCAAGAACTAGGTGTAGATCAGTTGCCTAAATTTAAACTTATGTCTCAGATAAAAGACGATGTACAACCCACATTTGGTAAATTTGACAGTTACGAAAATGTTATATACCTTGCGTTAGAACAACGCCATCCCCTAGACATACTAAGAACACTAGCACATGAGCTAGTACATTTTAGACAAAATACAGAACATCAATTAGATGATACTTCCGGGCATACAGGCAGTCCAGAAGAGAATGAAGCACATGAAGTAGCAGGCATCATCATGAGAAACTTTAATAAAGCGTATCCTGAATATTTTGATGACCATGCTATTCAATTAAAGGACACACTACCTTAGGACCTTATGGTTACTCGTGTGCGCCGGGTGCTGGCGCGGGAAACTAGGCCGGGAATCCTAGAATTCCGAAAGTGACCACTAATCAAGAAAACAGGGACATGTAAGTCCCTGTTTTGCTTTACTGTCTAGTATGTAAACTTATATTGTGCTATGCACCGATAATATAATTATTTTTTAGATGTAGTACTACCGGCATTAACAAATGCGTACATTTTTTCCGCAGTTTCTAGAACTTTATCAAGTCCTGGAAACTCTGGCATTCCTACTGTGGTTACCAACTGGCCTGTCTTTTCATCACGGGCAGTTGACATTTCCCAACCTTGGAACTTAGAGTGAAATTCTTCACTAACTAGGCTCTTTGCCATATCCAAGATATCTGTACGGATCTCGTAACCGTTTTTGTTGAATTTAACTTCTGGTAGCTTTGGTGTAAAATCTGACATTGTAATTCTCCTTGTGTGTAATGTCTGTGTTAATAGGTACTTCTTTTTCCCTATGTACTATTATATATGCTTTGCGATATAAAAGCAACTATTTCTTGAACTTTTTTATTCGTTCTTTAATAATGCCTATAATTTTATCACTGAGCACAACTTCGTAGTGGTTGTAATCTACTTCCACTAATTCCATATCAGCATGATGTTTCATACTGGCTATGGTTACAACTCCATCATTAGGTTCAACAATGAATGGACTTTGTCCTTGTACAGTAACCACGTTAGTCCATGGATGCTGTATCTTAATCTTATCTGCTTGCCGCATTACCCAACTGCTTGGACCAATGTCACGCATTAGACGGCTAAATGGTAAAAAGAACTTGGCAAATTCTGCTACTTCTGCACCACCATACGGTGTGCTTAGTGTGACAGCGCCTTTAACCTGTTCTGGCATGGCATTGGCAATATGCAATGAATATATGCCGCCTAAGCTATGTGCTACAAACGCTATGTCTTTAACATCTTTCAACTGCTCAATCATGTCGTTTAGGTTTTTTTCAAACCCGTTACGACTATCGTAGTTGATATCTATACCATCACCAATTTTGCTTCGAATATAATTGAAGCTTTCACTAGTCGCACTTGCTCCGTGGATATAAACCAAAGTCATGATTTACGCCCAAGCTGATGGGGGTGGTATTTCGCAAGGACCTTCTGCAGGTTCTGTTCCGTAATCAGCTGGCGTAATGATTTCCAAATACTCCATATCTGGGCTATAGTCGTACAAGTAATGTACAATGCCTGGACGTTGCTGTACGCAATCGCCTGCTTCAACTAAATGGATTTTATCTTCATACATGAACTTAGCCCAACCCTTTAACATATAAACGATTTGGAACTCAGCTACGTGAATGTGCCAACCTGTACCACCCGAATTCTCTGGGGGTAAGTTTGCTTTTGTGATGTGTGCTAGAACACGACCGTCTGTAGCGTCTGCTACTCCTAGGTCTTTGTATAGGAAAAAGTCACGGAGACCTCCACCTTTAAATTCTACTTCTGAACCTTTAACGTGCGAAAACTTAGTAGTCATTGCTACTCCTTTCTGTGTGTGTATATTTATATTTGCACCTTGCGGTGCAACAAGTTACTTAGTCATTAATGCTTTTGCTTCTTCGTATCGACCCACGCGAGCCAATGCACATGCCGCTCTAGTTTGTCCAATTTGGATGCAAACGTTGTACAATGTGTTTAAAATTGTTTTCATAGATATTGTTCCTTTTGATAGTTAAACTGACGGATATAGTTTTCTAGTTGTGCGGCATCGGTAATGCCTTTGTCTGCTAGATATGCATCTAGACTTCCTTGATATGATGAACCTGGGAACATTTCTGATAAACGTTCTAGGATAGACTGCATCTTTTCTGATAGGTATTTCATTTTGTGTTTCCTCTGTATGTGTGTAGAGACTCATGGTTTCTACTTAGTTATTTATCTATTGTATACTGCGACTGCACAAAAAGCAAGTTTGCTCTTAACCAAAGATTACTGTATAATTACACTTAACCGCTACTAAATATTAAACAAGAATAAGGAAATGACGTGAAACGCCATACTAGAAGTCTTTTAGAAGAACTTAATGATATTGCAGTCCGCAAAGACTCCGAGAGTGTCATCGAAAGTAGAGCACAGCACATTATTGATAGTGCTATTAATCTACTGCATCTTATTCGTGAAAACTTTGATCCAGAACAGGCCTACGAATTAGAACGCAGGTTATTGAATTCTATCAAAGCAGGAGATCCTGCTAAATTTACCCGTGGCATCCGCAAGCTACGCGACTCAAAACAAACTTCAAACAGTCTAAAAATCATAGAAGGTGATTTAAAAGACGACGAAGATGACCTATAATTCAGCCATTTGATACGGTTTTTCCTAAACTAGATAAATATTACTACCGATACCCCAGAGTGGGGTACGACATATCGAGAACAAGGAGATTATTATGTCAGCAGGAATTACAAGAGTAAACGGCAACGCCGAATACGGCACATCACGTAACGTTACTGGTACAAAAGGTACGTTTTTTGGCGGATATCAACCGCTATATGTTAAGATACAAACTGTATCTGCAAAAAATGATTTCACTTCTGGTGATATCAACGGCTCATTGGAGCAATTAGTACGTGCCGCCGAAACAGTTGGTACAGTTACTGGTTATGGTACTCCAACTACCGCCGCATCAAGCTCATCAGTAGTTTTGATTTTTGATGCAGGTACATTGAATCAAGGTGACGGCACAGCTGGACAAGCTGGTGCAACATCCGGTTTAGCTTTATTAAAGGCTAACATTGCTTCAGCATTAACAGCTGGTTCAGTGATTGATGGTAACTCAGCAACTATCGCTACTACAGATTTTGTATGTGCAGTAGTTTCAATTAGTGGTATTACGTTTGCTTAATTAGTTTTTAACTAATACGATCAAGGGCATCTTTTTTAAGGTGCCCTTTTTCTTTGGCTTAAATACCCGTAATATTATGCCAAGAATTTTAATCCAAACCCTCATTGATGTTACCTGTTCTAAAGCCAAGAGACCCGGACAAGGTGACGCAACAGAAATAAACCAGTATCGAAATTACACCACGCTACTACAGGCGGTTGGTCTACGTACCAATATTAATTTTGATAGTCCGCCTGAGGTAAACAAGGAAAAGTTAAACAGTGATAAATTTGGATCCGCATACGGCGGCAAATCTCACCAGCTGTGGACATTTGAATTCGAAACTGATAGATCTGATGTATATTACGAACAGGAAGACCCTTTGTTTTTGCTCAAAGAAGATTTACACAATGTTCCAGTAGTTAAAAATCTACAAGAATCAATAAATATAGTTAACGCTGTTTTTGACTTAAAGAGCGACAAATATAAAAACACATCCGTCTCAATAGTATAGGCATATTAGGCAAAGAATAAGATTAGAGCAAACTTATTAGGAGAAATGCTAAATGTCAAAAACCACGGACATCGAAAAAGAAAATTTAGAAACCCACGTAGAGCTATGTGCTTTGCGTTATTCACAGTTAGAAAGTCGACTAGAGTCTATCGAAGACAAAGTCGGCAAATTGGCCACCGCTATTGAAGAAAGTCGTGGTAGCATGATGAAAGTCCTCATTGGTACAGCAGGTACCGTTGTAACAGGCGTATTAACAACATTGGTTGTTATTTTAACTAAGGGAATCTAATGCGTATCAATGAAGTGCTAAGTACAGAAGGTGTTTTAGGAAACATTGGCAATAACATTGGCAATACACTTAGTGGTGTCGGCCAGACCTTCGCACAAAAAGCGGGCGTGGGCGGTGCAACAAGCTTCAAACAGGCTTTACTAAGTAAAGGACTCGGAATGATCAGTCCAAGTGCCCAAGCGGCATATAATAAAAATAATGCCATTGGAGACTATAGCTATGACAACGCCAGTGACATTATTAAAAAGTTAGGCATTAAACCAGGAATAGACTTTGAAATAAATCCTGGAGAAAAAGTAAAAATAACAAAAGTTGATGGTACAGGTGCTACATATATGGATCGCAGATCTGGCCTACCATTACAACTCGGAAAAGATGCATTGATAGGTATTGCACAACGTCAACAACAACAACAAGCTGTGCAAACAGTAGCACAAATGGGCAAGACTGGTGCATCAAATGCACCTGCAACTGCTCCCTAATATGAGAATACATCACCTTATAGACGAGCCGTCTATAATACTTACAAATGAAGAAAAAGATTTCATTGACTACATGGGCGATGAAATAAGATTACCTGCCCTTAAAGAACGCGACCAAGTTCTAGCTCACAACCTAGTGCGCAAAGGCATTTATTCTATAAGTAAAAACAACGAGACACTTCATTTAAGCCATGCCAAAAGTCCAAAAAAATTTAGTTAACACAGTTAAAACCCTTGCAGATACTGTAAAGCAAGACCTCTTTAAAAAGGGTGTTATTGTTCCTGTAAAAAATAAGGATGGTTCTGTAAACTTCGGTGATTACACAATGACCAGACGTGGATTAAACTACTGGATTTCAAAACGTGGGCACGATTTAATTGGACCCATTAATCTAGCGCAAACAGCCATTGTTACTGCAAATTACCTAGCCCTAGGAAAAATGGCAGATGACAGATTATTAGAAAGTGATCGGTGGTACGGATTTAAAAACTTTGATGAAGAAGTTTACACAAACTCAGCTAATAATAGTTTAAAAAACAAGAATTATGACCGAGCTGATTGGTGTTTTACCAAGGCAAGCATTGCAAAAGTGCAGAAAGAACAATACAGATCTAGCATAATGTCTAGTTTCAACCGGTTGAAACTGTCATAAAATGACGCAGGGTAGTATAAATAACATTACTATTAATTTAGGGAAACCTTCATGAGAACAAACGACTTTACATCACCTATATCTAGCAAACAATTGAACGAAAGCATGTTCAAGAAGTTTGGCGTCAAAGTAAACTTTGACAAATACGACCGCGCACAGTTAGAAAACTTTCGAAACCTGTTACGCACAAAACTTCATCAAACTGAAACATCAAGCAACTTCAATGCCCTGTTAAACAACGAATCTTATCAGAAAGATAAGTTTATGGTTGACTTACTAAACACACGCATTAAAGAAATGCTAGGTGAAGGCAAGATGCCAATGAAAACTGTTAACGGTAAGAAAGTTCCAGCATTCGCGGCAGACGGTAAAGTTTCTAAGAACAAGAAAACCAAAGAAGGGCTTGATCCAGTTGGCAAAGAAGATGATGATGTTAACAATGATGGTAAGAAAAATAAAAGTGATGACTACTTAACAAAACGTCGTGCCGCAGTGGCAAAAGCCATTGCTAGTAAGAAAGGTACTAAAGTCAAAGAAGGTAAAGCCAGTGCGGCTGAGATGGCCCACCATCACGCAATGGAATACGCAAAACATCACAAGATGGGCAATTTAGAAATGGCGCAACATCACCGTGATGCTTGCGAGTCATGCGGTGGCAAAGTAACTCACAGTGACATGGGTGAAGCATTCCACTCACATCAGGGCATGAACAACGGGCAACCATACAAGTGCGAAGAAGGTGTATTCGGCGGCATTGCCGGCGGCCTGGCTGGACTTGCATTTGGCGGTCTCCCGGGCGCGGCTGTGGGTTATACGGCTGGCAGTAAAGCCGGGGACGATCTTGCAAGTGAAAGCCGTGGCGTTAAAGAAGGTAAAAAATTATCTGCTAAACAAAAGAAAGTTATGGACAAAGACCATGACGACGACATCGACGCAAAAGATTTAGCAAAATTGAGAAAAGAAAATATGTCTAGAAAACAAAAAGCAGGTATTACTGAATCAATTGCTCGCTACATCACAGAAGATGAAGAAGGCAAAGCAAAATCAATCACAGCCGGTCTTGATATGGTCAATGACTTTACAAGCTGGATGCAACGTATTGCTACGTATCAAACAAAATCAATGATTGAATTAAGTGATGAGATCCGTGCCCACTTCGGTGATGCAGAAGCTCAAACCTTCAAACAAGAAACTTATGCGGCTTTAGAGCAATCATTAACAGCATTAACACAAAGTCGTGAACAGTTAAGCAACGCTGTTGCTGTTCTAGCAGGCGAAGCTCCTGCGCAAGAGCCTATGGGTTCAGATCCAATGGCAAGCCCAGATGATATGTCCATGCAAGAGCCAGGAATGGAAGAGCCAGAAGCACTACCAGCACCGGACGAGTTTGCCAGTGCCGATGCGGCCGCAGGCGGACCAGAAACTACAGGACGTATGAAGCGTGAAAGCATTGAGCGTGGTAATCGCTTGATGAAAATCTTAGGCGCATAAATGAGGTTACTAGAGTTTTCAAACACCGTAGCAGACGATGTCGAAACGGTGTTGCGTAACCTTCAAGGCCAAGTTGACTCTCGTCCAGAAATAGGCGCACCTCCTCCGATTACATATCAAGAACTAAGCTCATTGTTAAATCCCTTAGGATATGGTGATATGGACTACAGAGCGTTTGATGCTATCGTAAAACAAATTAAAAAAACCAGTCCTGACACATTTGATGAACTAGTTAGTAACTACGATGAAACTGGTGTTACCTTAAACACTAAAGCAGAAGATCCCAAAGCACAATTAACAACTACAGGGTCCAGTGGTAAAAGCGTTGACCAAATGGCACATAATGTAGTTTCCAAAGAGTTGTCCTAACTCGAAAAAGGTAGTATAATTAGTTGTATATGACTACAACTATAATTAATCCGCCCGCATTCGTAGAACGTTTTCAATACAAATCTTGTAAACAAATTAACGATCCAGTTACACGTAAACGTGTATATCTTACTCCAGACGGAGAACAACTTCCGTCTGTTACGACAATCCTTAGTGCAACAAAAGATATGACCGCTCTTAACGAGTGGAGAGATCGTATCGGACACGCAAAGGCTCAGGCTATTACAACCGAAGCCGCAGGTGTTGGTACTGCAATGCACAATAATCTAGAAAGATTTATTGCAGGCATCGAGCGACAGCCAGGCAACAATGCAGTTCATGTACAAGCACATAAAATGGCAGATGTTATTATTGAAAAAGGACTTGCCGATGTTAATGAAGTTTGGGCAATTGAACAAAGTTTATACTATCCGGGATTATATTCAGGTACTACTGACTTAGTCGGAGTATACAAAGAAAACCCGTCAGTAATGGATTATAAACAGACAAACAAGCCTAAAAAAGAAGAATGGATTGACGATTATAAAATTCAGTTAGTAGCATACATTCTAGCACATAACGCTGTTTACAAAACAGATATCCGTGAAGGACATGTATTCATGTGTTCTAGAGATTTTCAATACCAACAATTTGACCTATGGCCAAGCGACTTTGCCAAGTACGAAGACATGTGGTTAGCTAAAGTAGAAGAATACTATACCACAGGCATGCAAGGTTTTAAACAGCTTTTAACACAATGACATACGCTATAGTATCTATTCATACTCCAAATTTTAAAGAACTATCCGACGTTACTTGGCCAAACAAGGTTGAATATGCTAATCGACATAGTTATAAGTCACAAGCAAAAACAGATGGTTTTTTACTAGAACATGCTAGTGGAGAAAAGATTCCTTTTATTAGAGAATATTTAAAAGCAAATCCTGATGTCGAGTGGGTATGGTGGTTAGATACTGACACGCTCATTACTAACTATACAAAGAAAATAGAAGAATTCTTAGATAACGATTATCACTTTATTATTACTACAGATAACAATGGCATCAATGCTGGAAGTTTCTTTGTACGTAATAGTCCAGAAAGTTTAGCATACCTAGATTATATGTTGGAGCAATACCCAACATTTAAAGAACAGCATGGATTTTTTGCTGAACAAGAATGTATGGTCGCTACATATAAAATGCCCGAGTGGCAACCGTTAATTAAAATTATTCCACAGAAGCTGATCAATGCGTACGATGTGTGGCCAAATACTTGGATAGACTTTAGCACATTTGCTTCGTGGGAGCCGGGCGACTTTGTAGTACACTGGCCAGGATCAACAATGGAAACTAGGTTAACTAGACACATACCTTTTTATCGAGATAAGATTATAAAATGACAATAAGTTTTGGACACGAAACACGAAAGCAATGGATTGGTGAAATTGCTAGACGTACAGACGGCAGAGTATATCAAGGTCCTTTCAAAGGAATGAAACTCATACACGAAGCAAATTGGGGTGACGGCGATACAGCCAGCAAGTTCTTAGGTATGTATGAGGATGAGCTACATCCTTACGTAGAACAGGCTCTTGCTACAAATCCAGATTTAATTATCAACTTTGGTTGCGCCGAAGGATACTACGGCATTGGATGTGCCCTGCGCACAGGTAGTCCTGCTATATTAATAGACATCGATCTAGTAACATTGGGACTAGCAGAGCAAAATGCTAAAATTAATGAAGTTAGCAACATTGAATTTACTACAGATAATAGTATCACAAACTTTCAAAAAATCTTAGATAAAGCAAATAACCCATTTGTAGTTATGGATTGCGAGGGATTTGAAGACACTATTCTCAACGTCGATCTTGTACCAGCATTGGCTAAAACTACACTATTAGTTGAAAGTCATGATTGTAACATTCCTGGGTTAACTGAAAAACTAATTAAAAGACTATCAGAAACGCATAATATTGTTAAAATCAAACAAGGTGCTAAAAATCCTTACATTGATGTTATTGATGATATAAGTGAGGAATTCAAATGGTTGCTAGTTTGCGAATTTAGACCAGGCACAATGTACTGGATATACTTAGTACCTAAAACTTGAAACCCAGATAAATATCCTTACAAAGAGGATATTTACATGGCTGTTTTACAAATAAGCAAGATACAAGTACGTCGTGGACAAAAATCACAAACAGGAATTCCTTCATTATCTGCAGGTGAGTTTGCCTGGGCAGTTGATTCACAGGAACTATACATTGGTAACGGTTCAGTATCAGAAGGTGCTCCTGCTGTTGGAAATACCCGTTTATTAACTGAATTAGATGCAAATAACATTTTTAAACTTGCATCAACATACATCTACAGAGATTACGACGGCAGTCCTATACAAACTGGTATTGATGCTAATAATCCTGTACGCAGAACATTACAATCTAAATTAGATGATTTTGTTAGCTTATCTGATTTTGGAGTAATTGGTGACGGTGTTACTAACGATACTAAAGCATTTCAAACAGCAGTAGATCAAACATTCCTAAACACATCAGAAAAGAATACCCCTAACAGCAGGAAAAAATTGCGCATCCCTGCTGGAACATATCTAATCACCGGGACAATTTATGTTCCTAGCTATGCTACATTAGAAGGCGATGGCATAGATAGAGTAATCATAAAACAGTCTACCTCTAGTACTGCTATATTTCAAACAATTGATTTTGGGTCAACTCCTACTAATAAAATAATATATCCTAATATTCAATCGGGCTTAAATCACCAACCTAGATTAATAAAAATGTCTGGAATGACTCTAAGATATGCATTATCAAATCAACAAGGCGAAGGCCCGATGATTGCGGTCGATTGCGCAAAAGACATAGATATTTCTGAAATTAAAATACTCGGCCTTGCAACAAGCCCTACTAGTGATACACAGCAAGGTATACTATTAAGAGGTGAAGGTGCATTAACTACAGAAGACGTAACTATTAAAGACTGTAAATTTGAAAATATTAATATTGCAATACAAAGCGACTTTGACGTAGAAGATGTTAAAATCTCTAATACAGAATTTAAGACATTATATCGAGGTATAGAATTTAATACTGCACTAACTGGTGTGACTCCGAAAAAATACGGACCAAGAAAAGTAGTAGTAAAGGACAGCAATTTTGATAATGTGTATGCGGAAGCTGTTTACATTGGTCCTAACGCTTCAAATGAGTCTACACAATTTGTTAGTGAAGGTAATCGCTACAACAATGTAGGAAATAGATTAAGTTTAGACAGTGACCAGGATCAATATTATTCACCATTGAGTTTTTATACACCAAATAATCAAAGTATTAATGATTGGTTCAGTCGAACAGACGCAAATGATTCTGGACTACCTGGAACATCTCTCCCAGAGATTGAAGGTCACGGCCGTTTATCACCAAATATAGCAAACTCTATGAGTTTAGCTGTGGTAAGTTTTAATCAGCCAATTCTTACGGTATCAAAGGTACCTACCATTGATCAAACAATTAGCATTGACTATGTTGCCCAACAACCGAGTGTTAATAATACTCGAGCTGGTAGATTACAGGTGTTAGCAGGAAACTATACTGCTACGATTTATGACAGCTACCAATACGCAGGTACCAATGCTGTAATTAATACTTTAGAATTTTTTGTATCATTAAATACAGGTACAAATTATTTAGAAATCAGTGCTTACAATCCATCAGGAAGTGTAGTCACAAATTTGACTTATTCATATAACATATTGTTTTAATGTTCAAAACCCAAACAGACGAGAGATTGCATCTCTGGTTTGAATTTAGAAAAAATCTAGAGGTCAGTCAAGATCCGTTACAGGATGTGGTTGACTTTTGGGAACAAGCCCCACGCATTCCCCACAATCATCTAATCGATCCGTACTTTGATCGCGAATGGCCAACACCCTGGGAAATAATAGAGCGCAACAAATACGATGATTTTACCTTAAGCCTCATGATTGGTTGGTCATTATTAATGACCGATCGATTCAAAACAACTCCTCTAGAAATTAAAATGCTCATTGACGACGGGTCAAAAAGAGCGTATAATGTTTTATGCGTAGATAATAAATGGGCATTAAATTTCCAAGATCACGAGGTTGTACCAATTAATTCTATACCGAGTTTATACAGGGTAGAAAATGTTGTACCTCTAAAAAGGCCAAGGTAAATATCAGTTCCAGCAAAAAGAATAATCGTCCGAGGCCGTGCCTTTGGCAAAATAATAATTAAAAATATAGGTGAAGCATGATTACAGTTGTTAAACGAAGTGGGGAAAGAGTTCCACTAGATATTAGCAAAATACAGAGACAGGTAGCACACGACTGTAAGGGCATAGATGGAGTAAGTCCGTCAATGATCGAAATCAAAGCCCAGATCGAATTACACGACGGCATGACTACTGAAACAATCGATGAGCTATTGTTAAAGGCAATGGTTGACTTAATCGACGAAGCAGAAAATCCAGAAATAAACAACACAAACTATCAATACGTAGCTGGGCGACAAAAGGTGTCTATGTTACGGAAAGAAGTGTATGGATCTTACACCCCTCCACGTTTATACAACATAGTTAAGAAAAATGTGGACGCCGGTATGTACACTACCGAGCTTTTAAATTGGTATACTGAAGAAGAATGGAACATTATAGATCTATTCATTGATCATGCTAAAGATGAAGAGTATACCTATGCGGCTATTGCACAGCTAGCAGAAAAATATCTAGTGCAAAATCGTGCCACCGGACGAATTTACGAAACACCTCAAGTACGTTACGCAGTTGCCGCGGCAACAGCCTTCCATAACGAACCTAATGATAAGAGATTAAAATATGTTAAAGAATACTACGAGTGTGCAAGTGCTGGACACTTTACACTTGCAACACCGGTGCTTGCTGGCCTGGGTACTACCACTAAACAGTTTTCTAGTTGCGTACTCATTAGCTCAGATGACACTCTTGACTCAATATTTGCCGCCGGGGAGATGATGGCAAAATATGCTAGCAAACGTGCTGGCATAGGATTAGAGATTGGACGCATCCGCCCACTCGGCGCCCCTATACGAAATGGAGAAATCAAACATACAGGTATGATTCCATTCTTAAAGAAATGGTTCGCCGACCTGCGTAGTTGCAGTCAAGGCGGAATCCGTAATGCAAGCTGTACAGTTACTTTTCCCGTCTGGCATTATCAATTCGAAGACCTTATTGTACTAAAGAATAATCAAGGTACTGAGGAAACTCGTGTGCGTCAAATGGATTATAGTGTAGTAGTTAATAAGATGTTTTGGAATCGTTATCGTAACGGTGAAACAATGTCACTGTTTGATCCAGCAGAAGTTCCAGACCTCTACGAAGCATACTACAGAGACAGCAAAGAGTTTGAAACGTTATATTTAAAATATGAACAAGATAAGACAAAGAAAAAGAAAGTCGTATCTGCAGATGAGATATTCAAGAATGGTATCCTTAAAGAACGCACTGACACAGGTAGGATATACCTCGTTAACATTGACAACGTTATTAACCAAGGCCCGTTTGATACCCGTCTTGATCCGATATATCAAAGCAACCTCTGCCAAGAAATCTTATTGCCGACGAAGCCATTCCAAAGAATTGAAGACCCTGAAGGCCGGATTGCTCTTTGCACTCTTGGGTCAATAAATTGGGGCGCATTCCGTAACCCACAAGAGATGCGCAAAGCGTGTCGTGTGTTAGTGCGTAGCCTAAGCAATCTATTACAGTATCAAGACTTCTTGAGTATTCAAAGTAAACTTGCCAATACAGATTTTGAACCTCTAGGTGTTGGCATAACTAACCTAGCTTATTGGCATGCCCGCAAAGGTTACAAGTACGGGGAAGCTGATGCATTAGCAGAAGTTAAAAGATGGATGGAACATCAAGCGTATTTCTTAACTGAAATGAGTGTCGAGCTTGCCCAAGAAAAAGGGCCATGCGGACGTAGTCAGTACACTTATTATGGTAAAGGTGTATTTCCGTGGGAACGCCGTGCTATAGGATCAAACGAACTAACTGACTTTACTCCTAGTGGTAATTTAGATTGGGAAGGGTTACGTGCTAAACTTTTACAATACGGAATACGCAACGCTACATTGATGGCTGTTGCACCAGTTGAATCTAGCTCAGTAGTTTTAAACAGTACAAACGGTATTGAAATGCCAATGGAACTTATTAGTGTGAAAGAATCTAAAGCAGGATCCTTTGTACAGGTTGTACCGGAATATCATAGATTAAAAAACAAATATCAAATGATGTGGGATCAAACGGACTGTGTTGCATACTTAAAAACATCTGCGGTATTAGCGGTGTATATTGATCAGAGCTTATCCACAAATACATTTTACAATCCAGCACATTTTTCAGGAGGCAAGGTTCCTGGAACTTTAATTGCTAAAAATTTAATGTTAGCCTATAAGTGGGGTTTAAAAACTGTATACTACAGTTTAATTAACAAGGTTGGTGCAAAATTAAGTGTAACTGCAACTCAATCTATTCCAATCCTGCATGGCGAACCTATAACTATATACACAGACGAAGAAGACTGCGAGGCATGTAAATTATGAGTAAAGCACAATACAATTTAACAAAACAAACAAATTACCTCAAACGTAAGATGTTTCTAGATCCAGAAGGTCCAGTAACAGTACAACGCTTTGAAGAAGTTAAGTATCCAAAGATTGCTAAGTTTGAAGAACTTGCACGTGGCTTCTTCTGGGTACCGGAAGAGATTAGTCTTACTAAAGATAAGATGGATCACAAGGATTCAAGCGATGCTGTTAAACACATCTTTACTAGTAACTTGCTTAGACAAACTGCATTAGATTCAATCCAAGGCCGAGCACCCAATCAAGTGTTTAGTCCAGTTATTAGTATTCCAGAACTTGAAGCCCTAGTAAGCAATTGGAGCTTCTTCGAAACTAACATTCATAGTAAGTCATACAGTCATATTATTCGTAATGTGTATGGTGTGCCTAAAGAAGAATTCAACAAGATTCACGACACTAAAGAAATTGTAGAGATGGCCGCTAATATTGGTCAGTATTACGAAGACCTTCATGTACTAAATTGTAAAAAAGAATTAGATATTGAAGTACCACTACACGAACACAAAAAAGCAATTTGGTTGGCATTACATGCGAGCTATGCGCTTGAGGCCCTCCGGTTTATGGTATCATTTGCTACTAGTTTAGCAATGGTTGAAAATAAAATCTATATCGGTAACGGCAATATTATTAGTTTAATCCTACAAGATGAAATCCTACACGCAGATTGGACAGCTTGGTTGATTAATAACGTAACCAAAGACGATCCAGATTTTCTATCTATCGAAGAAGAATGCAAAGAAGAAGTATATGCAATGTACTTAGATGTTATACGTGAAGAAAAAGAATGGGCAGACTACTTGTTTATCAAAGGACCAGTAATTGGTCTTAATGCTACTATTCTAAAAGACTTTGTTGATCATACAGCATTTATTCGTCTTAAAGAAATTGGTATTAAGTATGCCGAAGAACATCCACGTAGTAGTCCAATCCCGTGGTTTAATAAACATGTGAATATTAATAAAAAACAATCAGCACTACAAGAAACCGAATCAACAAATTACGTTATTGGTGTTATGAGTGATAGTGTGTTGTACGACGAATTACCAGAACTATAAGGAAACAAAATGAAAGCAACTGTATGGTCAAAATACAACTGCCCTTATTGCGATCAAGCAAAGGCATTGTTAACACAGCGAGGTATCTCATTTGAAGAGAAAAAGATTGGAGACGGATACACTAAAGAGGATTTATTAGAGGCAGTTCCAACTGCTAGAACCGTCCCTCAAGTATTTTTAGATGAAGAATTAATTGGTGGATTTAATGAACTCAAAAGACACCTTAATTCTTAATGCTCCTGATACAGTAGATGAAAATACTGTAACTATCAACAGCGGACCGTATATTATTGATAATACTACTGCTATCGGAGGCTATTATTCAACAGCTTCCATGAACTATGGAAATATTACTATCAGCAATGGTGGCTCATCAGCTTCTCCGTGGAGTAGCGGTTATTCAAATATAACAACGTCTGGAAGTCAGTCTAGCTTACACGTAACAGGTGATGCCGAGTTTGAAAGCGACATTAAAATAAAAGGTGTTAGCATAGTCAAGACCTTGAATGAAATTAATAAACGTCTTGCAATACTTGTACCAGATCCCGAAAAATTAGAACATTTTGAAGCACTTAAAAAAGCATACGATCACTACAAAACTCTAGAAGCCCTTTGTCAATTACCTACGAAAGAAGAAGATTAAATGAATGTTAAACTTGTATCATACAGTCAGCCCACCGACGAATTTAGATCTAATGGTGTCGGAGACGCTCAGGAACTCATTGCGTATTGCGCCCGTGTCAGCAATCCCGCCAATCAGTACAACATGGAGACGGCAGACAAACTCATCAGATACTTGGTCAAACACCAACACTGGAGTCCTCTTGAAATGGTCTCAGCCTGTCTCGAAATTACTACAACTAGAGACATTGCCAGACAAATCTTGCGACACAGAAGTTTTAGTTTCCAAGAATTTTCTCAACGCTATGCTGACCCAACGAAAGATCTCAATTTCGTTACAAGAGAAGCAAGACTGCAAGACACTAGCAATAGACAAAACAGCGTCACCGTGGATGATCAATTGTTACAAAATGAATGGTACCGTGCTCAACAACGAGTTATCTATGCGGCCAAGCGAGAATACGAATGGGCTATCGCTAACGGTATAGCTAAAGAACAAGCCCGTGCTGTACTACCAGAAGGTCTTACAGAAAGTCGTTTATATATGAATGGTACACTTCGCAGTTGGGTACATTTTATTGAACTTCGTACAGGCAATGGAACACAAAAAGAACACATGGAAATTGCTCGTGAATGTGCTTGTGCCATCCACGCAATATTTCCGATGGTGGAAGAATATGTCCAACCTATTGAAGGGTCGTGATAGTTACGACTCGACTAGTACAGGAGCATTAATTCCGTTTCTTAATCGAAACGTTACTCCTTATGCTACAGAAGCAGGAAGTGTAAAGTTTGATTTAGTCCCTGTTACTAAACAGAAAGACTTAATGATCAATCATGCTAGGATGTATGCCCAGCAAGAGTACGATCGTATTATAGAATTAGTTGCTGTGCTGGAAAAGCAGGCACAACAAATTAAACGCAGACTTGAAGTTACTGATGCAGTTCATGGTGCTGTTTATCAGTTCCAGCCAGTGATGGGGAATAAGTATTGGTTAGTATGGGACAAGCGAAAGCAACATACCTTACTAACACAGAATGGACCTAATGATTGGTCAAGTAGTGCTCCGGAAGACTATGAGTATATGGCAAATGTTAAGTATATGGGCGACCATACTTGGTTAGAATTAAACGAAAAGGAATGATATGTTATTAAATTTAAAGAAAGATTTCTCCAATGGGGATGTAGTAAGTATTAAGCTGATCAACGGTGATGAAATTATTGCCCGTTTTGAATCAGAGGATACGGATACGATTACAATTAGTCGCCCATTGGCACTAACTATGAGCGGACAGGGATTGGGTATGATTCCGTGGGTATTTTTGGGCAAAGAAGACTCTATTACAATACGTAAGAAAAACACGTTTTTTGTGGTGGCTAGCAAGGGCGAAGCCGCAAAGCAGTATACTGAAGGAACCACCGGGATTGCGTTAGGTTAAATAATAGTATGACACATATAACAATACCTGCTAGTATATCAATTGATTTAAATGCCCCATTTTCACAACAGGGAATTTATAATATTATTCGATCGGCATATACTCCAGTTCCTGGATATAGCATAGTTGGTATTGATATTCCTCTCCTAAACATTGCTTGCAAAGAGTTTGGAGTAATAGACCCGATAAATGAACTTAAAAATGCGGCCATAAAGGTGTATGACCTTATGGTAAGATATTACATAGAGCCGGTATGGTATGCATTAAAAGCATTATACGATGTTCTTAAAAGTTTGGGGCTAGGATTATTAAACATTGATATTCCGGTCTTTAATTTAAAAATTGAAGATTTATTCGACACTAATTTAGGCCAGCGAGTAAAAGAAGCCGTTTTAGATTTATATTATAATGCAAAACAGCAGTTAATTGATTTACTAGATTTGTTAGGTATTACTTGGCCTCCGTTTGCTGGGTTTAGTTCAGCTGAACTTGAGATAGAATATATTGTTGATTCTATACGACATAGCCTATGGGGATATTTAATTAGAGCAATCAAACAGATCTGGGGCTTAATTGCTACAGGATTAAAATTGTGGGAAGCGATCAACAATCAAGGAATTCCTACCTGGAGCAAAATATGGGACGAGACGCTTGAAACTATAATATTTCAAGTTGCTAATTATCTTACCAATATCCCCACTATTAAACAAATTTATCAGGCTATCTTAGAATATGCAAGACTAGTATATAATAAATTCGAAGTAACGTACCAAGAAATCATGAATGCGATGTCAGGATTTACATTTCCAATATTTGGAAAACCATTTGATTGGGACTTGCCGTGGAATCCCAATGTTAATTTTCCCGAATTAGACTTTAGCAAAATGATGACATCAATTTTAGTTTGGATGAAGAACTTTCTGTTTAACATTATTAATCAATTTAATAATGCTGTAGTTGCAGTATTTCAATTTTTTGGTATTAGTTTTGCTGGCCTAGCGGTAATTACGATACCTGTTACATTTTGCGCAATTCCGAACGAACCAACCGAAACAAACGTGTAAATAACATTATCCGTTAAGCGTACCTGCGTAGCAAGTTCAGATTAGTATCAGGCGAGGATAGATCTTGACGGGCTCGTCAACTGATAGTATAATGTAAGTTATTGCTGTATGAAGCAAAGAGAAAAGTGTTCTGGACGCGGGTTCGACTCCCGCCAGGTCCACCAAAAGGATATTTATGAAGTACACCGCATTGTGCCCAAATTGTTTTATTAGATTTAGTTGGGTACCAGGCAAAGGGTTAACAAAACATAAGTGTTTTTCTGATGGGCCTGCCATGGTTTCGACAGGGCAACAAGTAAATGAGTGGACAGCTCGGGAAAGCAGAACCCGTAGGATTGGGGTAACTCGGTCGTAGAAGCACAACACGTAAACGCAAACGACGAACAGTTCGCATTGGCCGCCTAACAGCCGCCTAGGGTAGGAAATACCTCGTAACAGAAACTCCAGAAAGCACCTTCGGGTGCTTTTCTTTTGAATACTTGTAAACTTTCTGTTGGGCTATGGCGTTATATATGTATATGCTAATAGGAGGCATTATGTATGAAACTGCTACACGCAATAGTTCTTGTGAGTCTAGCACTGACAAGTGGGATAAGCCAAGCAAATCCGAACCATTGGAATCATCATGGCTATCACAATCGATCAAATTGGGTTGCCCCTTTTGTGATCGGAGGCGTAGTGGGTTATGTAATCACCAGGCCCCAAACAGTAGTAATACAAAATCCGCCTAACATATATTATCCACAACCTGCACCATTGGGTTATCATTACGAAAACATTCTTGATGCTAACTGCCAATGTTACAGACTTGTACTTGTTTCAAACTAACCTTAAAGGACATATCATGAAACTAATCGCATCTTTAATCGCAACAATGTTTGCCGCTACCGTATTTGCGGCTGAGCCAGCTAAGGCTCCTGCAACTCCAGCTTCAGCACCAGCTAAGGCAGAAGTTAAGAAGGACGAGAAAAAGCCTGCAAAAAGTGAGCCTGCTAAGAAAGACGCACCTAAAGCAGACGCAAAAGCCGCAACTCCAGCGAAGTAATTTTGATTTAGACGATAGTGACCTCATAATAGACGATGAGGTTACTTTTGGCCGTAATCGAAAAGCTGGCGAGTTTGGTAAGATAGTAGATGAAGATTCAGCACTATCGGATCATGTAAAATTTAGATTATGGCTAGCTAGGCAGTTGGCATTAATGAAGTATAGAGAAGTCCATGGTTAAGTCCGTGGACTTTTTTTTGGAAAATCGTTATAGATTTTTTCAATAAGCGTTATTAAAATAATTATTGTAAAAACCTATTAAATAGGTTGATTTTATTATTAAATACTATTACAATAACATATCAGTGTAAACACTGAAGAGTTAGTTTTCAACACACACAAGGAGAAGATATGAAAACAGTTGGTGATAAATTAGAAAAATTCGCAGTCACTGGAGTTAAGCCAGGACAACCAGAAGATGCTTTCTTTGACATTACAGATGAGAGTTTTGCTGGTAAATGGAAAGTAATCGTTTACTACCCAAAGGACTTTACATTCGTTTGTCCTACAGAAATCGTAGCATACGATAAACTAGCAGGTGACTTTGCTGACCGTGATGCAGTATTGCTCACAGGTTCAACAGACAATGAGTTCTGCAAAGTAGCATGGCAGATGGCACACAGTGATTTGAAAAAAATTCGTCACACGCAGTTTGCCGACACACAGCGATGGAATGACGATACAATGGAAGATCTAAGCCTGATCAATCAGCTTGGTGTGTTCTATGCTCCAGCAGGTGCCGCACTTCGCGCAACATTCATTGTTGATCCAGAGAACGTTATCCAACATGTTACTGTCAACAATTTGAACGTGGGTCGTAGCCCAGAAGAAACACTTCGTGTACTCGACGCATTGCAAACTGGCGAGCTGTGTGCATGTAACCGTACAGTGGGCGGAGAAACACTATAATGGCATTCATAGACGCAGTTAAATCAGCGTTGCCAGACTACGCCAAGGACACCAAGTTAAATCTTGATGCTGTGCTTGTGCGTAGCACATTGGATGCAGATGTGGCCATGGGATGTGCCGTAGCCGCACTCGCCGCAACTGGTAACGGTAAAATATTAAGTGTGATTTTGGCAGATGCGCCAGTACACGCTGAGTCAGCAATGACAGCGGCCAGTATCATGGCACAGAACAATGTTTGGTATCCCTACGTTGAGATGGCCGATGATCCTGCTCTAAAAGGATTGCCAGCACAGTTGCGTATGAACGCTATTACAAGTCACGGTGGTACTACCAAATCAAACTTTGAAGCATTTAGTTTGGCCGCTAGTATTGTTGGCAAATGCCATTTTTGTGTGAAAGCTCATTATGAGACTTTGAAACAAGAAGGCTACTCAGTAG